CGCGTGCAATGCAAAGCGTTCGCGCGCTCCACTGGCGCGCAGTGCGCAGCAAAGGCGGTTCCGGGTAAGGAAGTCTGCCGCGTGCATGGCGGGCTGTCGGACGGAGCGCCGGAAGGCAACCAGAACGCGAAGAAACACGGCATCTACGGCCGGCACCTGACCGACGAGGAAAAGGCGGATTTCGACGACGTGAGCGCGCGGCTCGGATCGCTCGACGACGAAATCACCCTGCTCCGCTTCCGGATGCAGCGCGCGCTCGATGCTGAAGCTAAGGCGTGGAAAGACGACCCGAAACACGGCCTCGAAGTCATCCAGAAGCACGACCGCGAGGCGTCGGAGTTTGGGCCGGGCGACGAGACGGTGCGCAAACGCGTCGACTACGGCGAGCACGTCGAACGCCTGGCGCGGCGCATTGAGTCGCTAGAAAAGACGCGCGCCGACATGCTGCGCGACTCTGGCGGCGGCGACGACAGCGATATGACCGCGACGGACACGTTCATCTCTCCGGATGAGCCGATCCCCGAAAAGCCGATTCTCTGACATGGCGAAACGACCAACGGGGCCGACGAGCGTATTCGAGTCGATCCAGCTTACGGCGAAGCAAGCGAATATTTACGCCTGGGGATGGCAACCGAAAGCCCGCTTCCGCGATGCTGTGTGCGGCCGACGCTTCGGCAAGACGTTCCTCGGCGCGAAAGAGATGCGGCGCGCGGCGCAACTGGCGGCACGCTGGAAGGTTAGCCCCGACGACGAGATATGGTACGCCGCGCCGACGTTCAAACAGGCCAAGCGCGTGTTCTGGCGCCGGCTGAAGCGAGCTATACCGCGCGCATGGATGGACAGCAAGCCGAACGAGTCGGAATGTTTCATCCTGCTCAAAACCGGCCACATCATCCGGATTGTCGGGCTGAACGAATACGACAACCTGCGCGGCTCCGGCCTGTTCTTCGCGCTCGTCGACGAATGGGCGGATTGCCCCTATGAGGCGTGGAAGGAAGTTCTGCGCCCGATGCTCTCGACGTGCAAATACGAAATCGACGGCGTGAAGTACGTCGGCGGTCATTGCCTGCGCATCGGCACGCCGAAGGGCTTCAATCATTGCTACGACTCGTATGTTGCCGGGCAGGATGGCGGCGAACCGGATCATAAGTCGTGGCTCTACACGTCAGTGCAAGGCGGCAACGTCCCGCCCGAAGAGGTCGAAGCCGCGCGCCGCACGCTCGACCCGCGCACGTTCCGCCAGGAATACGAAGGCTCGTTCGAGAACTACAGCGGGCGCGTCTATTACGACTTTCACCGGAAAGAATCGGTCAAGCCGTGCGCGTATAACCCGGCCCTCCCGCTTCACATCGGCATGGACTTTAACGTAAATCCGATGTCGGCGGTCGTTCACCAGGAGCAAGCGAACGGCGAAATCTGGTGTATCGCCGAGCACGTAATCCCGACGTCGAATACCGACGAGATGGCGGGCGTTCTGCGCGACGCATACGGCTTGCCGTCGTTCGACCCGACCGCGCCGAAGCTCGATCACATCACGATCTACCCGGACCCGGCCGGCGCGCAACGCAAGACGAGCGCGCAGGGCAAAACGGACATTTCGATCCTTCGCTCGTATGGCTTCAAGGTCATCGCGATGGACGCTCACCCGCTGGTGCGCGACCGGATCAACTACGTCAACGGGCGCATCAAGTCGGCAGACGGCAAACGTCACTACTTCGTCGACCCGTCGTGCAAAGAGACGGTCAAGTGCCTCGAACAGCTTGTCTACAAGGAAGGCACGAACGACCCGGACAAGGAACTCGGCTTCGATCACGTTCCAGACGCGATCGGCTATTACCTGTTCACGAAATTCGTGCATATCCCGGCCAAACGCATTCAGTCCGATCACCTTCACCGATGAGGCGCGCATGAAGGCCGCTCACTTCTCACCGCTTCACTCGATGCACGTTATCGCGCCCGATGGGGTCGGCGAAAACATCGAGCAGTTATTCGAATACGTGACGCTGAAAGGCGTCGTCGCAGTGCTTACGTGGACGGCTGACGGCGGAATGATCGGCTCGGCGCATCTCATTAAAAACAGGATTCATTGAATGTGGAAGACGCTCCGCGACAAACACCCGAAGGATAACGACCTTCCCGATCGAGCGCACACAGTCGGCTGCTTAACGGCTGTTCTCGACGGCACGCAATACGAGGTGCTGCCTCACTCGTTCCACACCGAGAAATCGGAAGCCGGCGAATACATACCGCTTCGCGAGCGCCGCCCGTCTGTGCGTTTCGCGCTGTGCTCCGAAGTCGTCGATGATTCCGTCGGCCTGCTGTTCTCCGAAGAACACTTCCCGACCGTCACGAGCGAGAACGCTGACGCCGCCGAATCGCTCGAACGCATCGCGAAAGACTGCTATCTGAACGAGGTAATGATCGACGCCGCAACGCGCGGATCGGTCGGCTCGGCTGCGGTGCTGCTGCGCGTGCTGAAGAATCGCCTGTTCTTCTCGGTGATGAACACGCAGTTCTTGACTCCGGTATGGCAAGACGACGCGCCCGACACGCTGGCGAAGGTCGTCGAACTGTACAAAACGAAGGGTCGCGCGCTGAAGGCGCTCGGCTATCCGATTGCGGACGACGACGCGGCGAAAGACTTCTGGTTCAGGCGCGAGTGGGATGCGGGCACCGAATCGTGGTTTGCCCCGATGCCGGTGTCGAAAGACAACGACCCGGAGAAGATGGCGGTCGATGCGTCGCGCTCGGTGTCGCACAAACTCGGATTCGTTCCGGTCGTCTGGATGAAAAACCTGCCGGGCGGCGACGACATCGACGGCAAGTGTACTTTCGCGAAGGCGATCGACACGAACATCGAAATCGATTACTTGCTCTCGCAAGGTGGGCGCGCGCTGAAGTACGCGAGCGATCCGACGCTGCTCATCAAAGAGCCGGCGACCGGTCAAGGCGGCGCACTCGTCAAGGGCGCGGGCAACGCGATCACGGTCGGCGCTGATGGTGACGCGAAACTGCTCGAAATGAGCGGCGACGGCACGAACGCGCTGCTCGAATACGTGCGGCTCGCGCGGCAAGTGGCGCTCGAATCGATTCACGGCAACAAGGCGGACGCCGACAAGATCGCGGCGGCTCAGTCAGGGCGCGCAATGGAGTTGATGAACCAAGCGCTTATCTGGCTTGCCGACAAACTGCGCATCTCCTACGGCGAAAAGGGCTTGCTGCAACTCTATCGCATGATCGCGAAGGCGTCGCAGAAAGCGCAACTCGTCGACTCGGAAGGGCAAAAGATCGCTCCGATCGCGACCGACAAGCCGTTCGCGCTGAAATGGCCCGCCTGGTACTCGCCGACATGGAGCGACAAGCTCAACGAGGCGGACGCGCTCACCGCGCTCACGCAAGGAAACATGCTCTCGAAAGAGACGGCGACCGCATCGCTCATCGAGCAATACGACGTCGAAGACCTGCCCGAAGAACTTGCGCGCATCGCGAAGGAATCCGCAGAGGCGGACGCCGCAGAAGTCGCGAAGGCGAAGCAACTCAAACCGGCACCGGCTAACACCGGCGACTAACGGAGGCTGATTGAGCGATAAACGTCTAACCGAGTGGGCCACGCCGCGGCAAATCGAGTTTATCGAAGCCATCGAGAAATGCGGCTCCGAACGCAAAGCGGCTGCTGCGCTCGGCATCAGTCGCGGCACCATCAGCAATTCAATGCTCGCGCTGAAGAAGCGCGCGGCGCGCTCGGGATACTCGCCGGATCATGCGATGACTCGCACGGTCCCCGACGGGTATCTCGTCAAGGGCGTCTCGACGTACTTCGACGCGGAGGGCAAGCCGCGCGGTCAGTGGGTCAAAAGCGCAGTCGACAACGAGCGCCAGGCGGCGATTATCCGCGAGGCGTTCGAGGCGATGGCGCAAGAGTTGCCGCGACTGAAACCCGCGACGGCGCCCGCCGAGACGAAAGCCGACCTGTGCAACGTCTACACGCTCACCGACTGTCATCTCGGCGCGCTTGCCTGGCATCGTGAGGGCGGCGCCGACTGGGACGTGAAAATCGCCGAGCGCATGCTCCTCGCCGCGTTCGAACAGATGGTGAACTCCGCGCCGGCCGCACAAACGGGATTGATCGCGCAGCTCGGCGACTTCCTGCACAGCGACGGCATGTTGCCAGTCACGCCGACGAATGGGCACATTCTCGACCAGGACGGGCGATTCTCGAAGATCGTCGGCGCGGCGCTGCGCGTGCTGCGTCGCATCGTCGACTTCGCGCTAGAGAAGCACGAGCGCGTCGTCGTGCTCATGGCGGAAGGCAATCACGACCTCGCATCGAGCATATGGCTCAGGGCGCTTTTCAAGGCGCTGTATGAGAACGAGCCGCGCGTGACCGTGATCGAGTCCGAGTTGCCGTATTACGTGCATCAGCACGGCGAAACGCTGATCGCCTTCCATCATGGACACATGAAGAAGAACGACGCGCTGCCGATCTTTTTCGCGGCTCAGTTCCCGAAGGTCTGGGGCGCGACGACGAAACGCTATGCGCACACTGGGCATCGGCATCACGTCGAAGAGAAAGAGCACAGCGGCATGACGGTCATCCAACACCCGACGATCGCAGCGCGTGATGCGTATGCGGCGCGCGGCGGTTGGCTGTCGGAACGCGCCGCGGTCGCAATCACCTATCACGCACGATTCGGGCAAGTGGCGCGCACCATCGTTACGCCCGACATGTTTGAGTAGCACCGCGCCTGATGCGCAAAACCGAACCGGCCCGCTCGATGCGGGCTTTTTTCATTTCTAAGGGCGGGCTGATGCCTCTGACTCAAAACCTTGACGAGATTCAATCTCTCGTCGAATCGCTGGTTTCTTCGATTGGCGCGCAAGCCGCGGCACTGGTGATCGTCACGAAAGACGGCCCGGTATCGCTGTTCCGCGCTGGATTCGATCGTCACCGCGACGTGAATGACGCGCTCGTGCTCGGGCTGCACATCAACATGAACGATCACGACTCGCAAGTTCTCGCGGGCGCGGCTGGCGCCGATGCGCAAGCCCTTGCTGAATCCCTCAACTAATCGGAGCAAATCACATGCGTATCTCGAACCTCCTTCGCGTCATTCTTGGCTTTTCTGGCCTCTTTCAGTTCCGCAACAACGACGGCGACACTGGCGGCAACTCGACGCCGCCCGCACCGCCAGCGCCGAAAGAATCGTTCTCCCGCGAGTACGTGAGCGAACTGCGCGATGAGGCGAAATCCTACCGCCTGAAGGCGGCAGAAAAAGACACCGCACTTGCAACCGCGCAAGCGCGAATCGCCGAACTCGAAGCCGGCACGAAAGACGCGCTCACCGCCGCTGAAAAAGCCGCGAACGATCGCGTGCTGCGCGCCGAACTCAAAGCCGTCGCCGCGAAACACGGCGTTGTCGACGTGAACGACGCGCTCAAGGTGCTCGACCTCTCCGGCGTGAAGCTCGACGAGAACGGCGACGTGATCGGCGCTGATGAACTGTTCGAAGCCGCGAAGAAGGCAAAGCCCTATCTCTTCGGCACGACGAGCACATCGAGCACGCAAAAGCCGCCGCCCGCTGGCGACCCGAAGCCGGTCGACGTTCGCAAGGTCGAATCGAAGGATTACGAGGCAGCAAAGGCCGCTTTCCTGAAGGCAGCGCGCTAAGTCCCGCCCGACACAGAGCAGTACACACCTAAACCGAAGCCCGCCATTGCGCGGGCTTTTTGCTTTTAAGGAACGCATCACATGCCGATCAGCAATTTCCCCGCCGCTCTCCAACCGGCAATCCAACAAGGTTTCCTGGCGCGCGAGTTTCAAGGCGGCTTGGAATCGCAAATCACGTATCGCGCTGTCGCTGACCGCGAGAAGTTCGCGAATGCGGTCGGTGAAACGATCACGAAGACGCGCCGCGGCCTGAAGGCTCCGGTTACGGCTCCGCTCTCGCCGGCCGGCAACACGAACCTCGATAACGGCCTCACGCCGTCGGGCTGGACCGTCGAGCAGTACACGCTCGGCATCGATATGTACGGCGACACGATGGACTTGAACATGGTGACGACCCGCGTCGGCATCGCGTCGCAATTCCTTCAGAACGCGTATGTGAACGGCGTGCAAGCGCTGCAATCGCTCGACCGCCTCGCGCGTAACAAGCTGTTCGGCGCATACCTGTCGGGTAACACCCGCGTTCGCACGACCCTCGGCGCGCCGGCAACGACCGTCGCAGTCGACGACGTGCGCGGCTTCCAGTATGTGAGCGTGAACGGCGTTCTCGTCCCGGTTTCCGGCACGAACACGCTGAACGTCGTTTTCGCGAACGGCAACAGCTACACGCTGACCGGCGTCGCCGTCGACGGCTCGAACGTCTCGACCGCTCCGAACGGCGTTTCGGGTACGTTGACGTTCTCGGGCAACGTCTCGACC